CTGGTCGATCTGCGCAAGGCGTGGGTCCAGGAGTGCTGGTTTGCGATCAACGACCTGGTTGTAAACCGGGACGGGAAATTCCAACCGGAAACGGAGTCGGAAGACTGGTTCTTCTCCCGGCGGGCGCAGGAACTGGGCGTCCGCGTGATGGCGACCCGCACCGTCAAGGCTCGCCATGCCGGGGAGATCAAATTCCCGAATTGGGGCGCGTGGGGCTCGCATGACAAGGACGATGCGGACGAGTCGTCATTGAAGCTGAGGGAGGCTGTGCATGCCTGACCGCCTGTACTGCACACTTGCAGAACTGATCGCCGACCTGGAGCTGCCAGGCGTGAAGGATGAGTCGCAGCTCTTGCGTCACGTCCGGGCCGCCAGCGACTTCATCGACCGGCGGCTGGGCTGGTTCATCCCGGCTACAGAAGCGCGCCGGTTCGACGGCAACGGGGAGATCGACCTGTTCGTCGATCCACTCCTGGCCGCAACCGCCGTTGTCAACAACGGCACGACCATCACGACGGCCAATTACCTGCTCTATCCACGCAACCGCCTGTGGTCGAATGGGCCCTATAACCGCATCGCCGTTGATCCAGACGCGACACAGCTATCTTACTGGTATTTCGACCGGGACGCTGTCGCGATAACGGGCCGGTGGGGCAAGTACGAAGAGAGCATATCCACCGGCGCGACGGTCGCCAACACAACCCAGATCACATCGAGCGGCACGTCGCTCCTGGCCAGTGACGGCTCCAAAATCTCAACCGGAATGGTGCTCCTGATCGAGAGCGAGCAACTGCTGGTGGAGGCGACCGGCGCGGCGACGGACAGCACCACGAATACGGCTGAAGCCCTGGACGCGTCGGAGGAGGCCGTGGACCTGGTGAGCGGGGCGGCAGTGAATGCGGGCGAGATCATCCGGGTCGAGTTCGAGCAGATGAAGGTGATCGAAGTCCAGACAAACACGATCTATGTCGTGCGCGGCTGGAACGGTACGGCGAGAGCGACACACGTGACCGCGTCAGATGTGTTTGTTTTCAGGTCTTTCGTTGTAAAGAGAGGCGTAAACGGAACTGTAGCTGCCGCTCACCTCAATTCGGTGGCGATCTCCCGTTACATTCCCCCCTACGACGTAAACGGCCTGTGCAGGCAGCTTGCGGCCCTGGAGTTTCAGATGGCGAAAACGGGCTACAGCGGGCGGGCGGGTAACGCGGAGTTGGGCGAAACATTTTATTTCAAGAAATACCCGAGCGAGATCAAAGAGATCCAGCGAAATTACCGGGTGGTGTCCCTATGATCGGTTACGAAATTGAGATCCATGGCATGGAGCAACAATTATCGAAGCTGGCGCAGTACCCGCAGATTTCTGAGCGGCGCCTGACCGAGGCGATGCAGAAGTCGGTCATTTCCCTGGAGAGCGCGATCAAGCCGCTCACCCCGGTCGGGGTGACTGGCAGACTGCGCAACTCGATTGCCAGCGAAGTCAATCGGGAAGGGCCTTTATCGATTGTTGGCAAGGTCGGCAGCACGCTCAGCGGGGAAGAGTATCCAGCCGTGATGGAGTTCGGCAGGCGCCCTGGTGCGTCCATGCCGCCTTACGGCGAAGGGTCACCGCTTGCGCGCTGGGTGCATATTGTGATGGGCGATGCGGTATCTGTGTTCGTCGTGGCAAGGAGTATTGCCACAAAGGGTATCAAAGGCAAGAAGTTTATGAAAGAAGGGTTCGAGAAATCAAAGGGCAAAATCCAGTCCTTTTTCGACCAGGCGCTTGAGCAGATCGCCAAAGACTTGGAGAACGGCAGAAAGTAGGTGTGAGATAGCGGTCAACGATTGGATCGACGAGATCGCAAAGCTCTGGGAGATCGCCGACGGGCGCGGCGGGACGGTGACGAGTTTCCGGGTCTACGAGAAAAACGAGTTTCCGGAGAGCTTGCCCGCGGGCGTGATCTGCGCCATCACTTATACCCTTGACGTGGAGAGCGCATACTCGCTGGGCGGGCCGCTCGTCGATCGCTGGCGCGGAATAACCGAGTTCCACTTCCCCTGGGGCGTGGATAAGTCTCACTTCCCGGAGATCATGCTGTTCTTCGCCCGCATCCGCAACGCCGCGGCCGGATCGATGACACTGGGTAGCCGCGTCGCACATTTCCTGCTCAGGACACAGAACACGGGTGGGCAGTCCATCCAGGGGCCGGTCACGCTGACCTACGGATCTGAAGCGCCCCACCACGGGCTGCTGGTCTATTGGGAAGTTAAGGATGACGAATCAGGCCAATTTACCCCGGCAGCGTAGCAATTGGGCGAGGATACGCATGATGGGCGGCCCGGTCAAACCAGGGATGATCTGGATCGAACGGGGAAACCGTTCGGAGATTTTTATTCCGCACGAAACAGGAGCAAATATGAGTGACAAAGTTTATGTCTACATCGGGGATGGTGCCGGGATCGCGGGATTACCACACATCATATCAGAACATGAAGCCAAAGAGACCGGCGTCCTTGACCTGCTCAAGGAAGCGATCAAGGCCGGGAAATATATCGAACAGAAGCCGGAGAAGCCGGCGAAGGAAGGTGATTGATGGGAGAAAGAGCATTCTCAAAATTGCAGTGGGGGAAGGAGACAACCAAGGGTACGGCCGTTGTTGCGGACACGTACCTGTACTCCGCTCCGATCGCGGTCAACCCGGACCGTACCCCGCACCGGCCCACGGACCTGTCGGGGACGCGGGCGCGCTCGGTTGCAGGCCGCTCGTATTTCTACGAGTACCTGGTTCGCAACTCGCTCAACTTCGACGCAGACCACCCGGCCTATTTCCAGAACCTGCCGATGCTATTCTCGTGCGGGCTGAAAGGTGCCATTACCCCGTCCGAAGTTACCCCCAGCCAGAGTGACTACCTGTGGACCTTCACCCCGTCGCTCACCGCCTCTAACACGCCTGATAGCGGAACGCTGGAAGTGGGCGATGACGTGCAGGCTTACGAGACCGAGTACGTCATGTTCGAGCGCTACGCGATCTCAGGCGAAGTCTCCCAGGACGGCGGCCCCGCCCAGGTACAGATCGCGACCGACTTCTTCGGGCGGCAGTGGACTGCGACCAGTTTCACCGGCTCGATTGCACTTCCGACCGTCACCCCGATGAACGCAGCCCTGGCGACGATCAAGCGGGATACTACCTGGGCGGGCGTAGGCGTGACCGCAGTCAACTCGATACTGAGGGGTTTCAACGTCGAGATCCTGACCGGGGTGCATCCCAAGTTCCACGGGTCGGGACAGCGCTATTTCAACGTGCACGGCGAGAGCTACGTCGATGTAATGGCGACCTTCACCTTCGAAGGCAATTCGGACGCGGACGCGATCTGGGACCTGATGAACAGCCAGGCGCTCTCCGTGCTGCGGCTTGCGATCACCGGGCCGCAGATCGGGACCGGCACGAACCATTCACTCATCATCGACATCGGCGGGACCTGGGAGAACGTGGTCCCCATGGGCGGTGAAGACCGCGGCAACAACCTGCACACGGCGATACTCAAGGGCGTGTACGACGCAACCGGGGCGAAGCTGCTGCAGCTGACGGTCACGACCAACGTGGCGGCGATCTAAGAAAGGCGGAAACCTTGAAATTCAACATTCCGAAAGTCGTGAGGGTGCTTTCTATGGCGGATTATGCGCCAGAGATGGCCGAGGCCGTCATTCACGTTTGGGTCAACCCGCCGCGTGAAAAGGTAAAGGTCTATTACGACCTGCTGGCCGATGCACTGGTTGCGCAGAAAGCGATTGCCGAGGGTACGAAGAAGATCCAAGAATTGGAAGAGAAGGGTGAGCCGGTCGAAGATGTGCGGGCGGACGTAAATAACTCCGTCGAGCGCCTGACAGTCGCCGGAAACCAGATCGTGGCCTGGATGGCGGAGATCTGGAGCCAGGGAAGTGACCCGGAAAGCCGCTGGACGGTCGAGGAGATCGACCGGCTGATCAAGGACTCGCGAGATACTGACCCGCAGCTATGGGCCTGGCTCACGGCGCGCACCCGCGACCTGATCATCGAGCACCGGTCGAAGCAAAAAAAAACTTGAGCGGCGCGCTGCTGCAGATCGCGCGCACCGGCTGGGTTAGTGATCCCTTCATCGCCGACGTATTCCGGGCGCGCCGCATCAATAATTTATTAGGCGGTGCATTCGTGACACCCTGGGACCTGGACGATTTCGACGAGGCAACCCTGGACGTTTTCGACGGCCTGGTGATCGAACTGCCCGGCTACCGGAAGGGCCAGCAAGAGATCGACAAGAAATTCTCCGAGTGGCGGGCGCAGCATCCGACTTACAGGCATTGATGAGGAGCAATGGCACAATCCACGCTTGACCTGATCCTGAGATCAAAAAAGACCGGCGACGGCGAAAAGCAGGCAACGACTGGGCTCAAAGGCTTATCGAGCGCCTTTCAGAGCGCGACCGGCATCTCGCTGGGAGCCGCGGCCGCTTTTGGCGCAGTAGTCGGCGCGTTGAAGTTCTCCATTGATGCGGCCAGTGAGGCGCAACGGGTGATGGCGCTTACCGAGAGCACCATCAAGGCCACCGGGGGCGCAGCCGGATTTACAGCAGAACAAATCGCAGCATTATCCTTAGAAGAATCGCGCTTGACTGGTATCGAGGATGAAGTCGTCCAGTCCGGCAATAACATGCTTCTCACCTTCAAAAATATTGCCGGTGATACCTTCCCACGCGCAACCCGGGCCATGGAAGACATGGCCGTGGCGATGAACGGCGGGAACCTGGAAGGGATCGACCTGAAGGGGACGGCCATCCAGCTCGGAAAGGCGCTGAACGACCCGATCCTGGGCATCACGGCCCTTACCAGGGTGGGCGTCTCGTTCACGAAGGAGCAGAAAGAATCCATCAAGGCGATGGTGGAAATGAACGACATCGCCGGGGCGCAGGCGGTCATCCTGGACGAATTGGAGAGCGAGTTTGGCGGGGCGGCTGTTGCGGCGGGGGACACTTTCCAGGGCGATGTTGCGAAGCTCAAGAATGAACTGGGCAACCTGGGCGAGATTGTCGGGGCAGAAGTGATCCCATCATTGGCAGACCTGGCCGCACACCTGACCAAGGTAGCAATTGAAACACAGAATTTCTCGGCAGACCTGGCGGATCACAAAGCCGGTATTGTTGACACAGACCAGACCTACGAAGAATATTTGGCAACATTGGAGGAATTCAGGAAGAGATCAGGCCGGGGCGCCAACGCTATCCATGCCATGTCCGAAGAGGAGTTCAACGCTCGCCAGGAGTCGGAGAACATGATCGACACCCGGCGGGAGAGCATTGAGCAGCTGGAGGAGATCGAGACCTCCACCGACGATTACTCCATCGCGCTTGAAGATAACGAAGCTGCCGCCGAAGCCGCCAAGGGAGAGCAGAACCGTCTAAAAGAGGCGTTTTCCGCACTGCAGACCATCATCGACGGGCCGGTCTCAGATGCCTACGAGAGTTTCAAAACTAAACAGGACGAACTGGGCGAGAAAGTTGAGTTGCTGCGCGCTAAAATATTCATTTTGGAACAGGCCGAATACCTGACCGACGCGCAGGCCGAAGAGCTGGAGAACATGCAGGGGGAATTGCATGAGTCCGAGGCGGCGCTGGTGGAACTGGCTTTACAGCACGAAGACACCATCGAGCGCATGATTTTTGGCATGGCTGCGGAGGCCTTAGCCCGCGATGGCTGGCAGAGCGGCGAGATCGAAGCCCTGACCGCGCTTGGATTGAAGTGGGGCATCTACGACGAAGCTACGGCCGCGGCGATGCTGGCAGTCGAAGGTGCAGTATCGGGCTTCAACGAGAGCGGCGACATGGATACGCTGATCTCAGACCTGGACGCGGCGGCTCGCTCGGCAGAAGACTTATCGGGGACGTACAACATCGATGTGGTAACGACCTATAAGACCATTGGGACGCCTTCAATCAATCCTGGCGGAAGCTTCAAAGGCGGCAAGCAGCACGGCGGCCCGGTGTGGGGTGGAGAGATGTACCTGGTCGGCGAGGCCGGGCCGGAGCTGTTTATGCCTGACGTTTCTGGGCGCATCATCCCCAACGAGAGTATCACCAACAACTGGAACTTTAACATCCATTCCAGCAATCCGTATCCCCGCCTGACCGAAGATTACCAGATGGTTAGGGCATTGGCTGGAGCCTGACAAAATGAGCTTTTGGTCGATCCTTTTGCCGGAAGCAGGTACAAACCTGGTGCCCGACCCATCTTTTGAACGAGGTACGGGTAGTTGGGCCGCCCAAGGTACGAATACCATCGCACAGTCCAGCGCGCAGGCGTTCAAGGGCGCTTATTCGGCTCTCTGCACCTACCAGAACACGGCCACCGCTGGATGGACGCGCCCCATCACCCTGTCAATCAGCACAACCTATCATCTTTCATGCTGGGTCTACGTCTCCGCCAACTGGGACGGGGGCAATATCAAGATTTCTTCAAGGGATTACGGCGGGTCATCCGAGACGGTTAATTACCAGTACACCCATGGCACCAGCCCGACGGCGACCTGGATTTACCTGGAGACGAAACTTGTCATTGCCGCGGATGCTGCCGGGAGTATAGCTATTACCCTGTCAAGCGCGCCGACCGCGGGTCGGACATTCTACCTTGATGCGGTCCAGGTGGAAGCCAACGCGAGCTATGCCACAACCTATATCGACGGCGACCAGCCTGGCTGCAAGTGGAACGGCGCGGTACACGACTCAACGTCCACCCGCAGTGCGCAGGAGAGAAGCGCCGGGCAGGTAGTAGACCTGGCAGATTACGGCTTCAACGTATCCGAGATGGGCGGCTTCGGAATGGCTCCGCAGATCCACAGTTTCCAGGCTAACGCCTTCCTGGATGGGGCGGTCCTGGAGAACACCAAGACGGGGGTAAGGTCGTTATTGCTCACCGGGGACGTGGAGGGCGCGAGCTACGGGGCGTATCACAGCAAACGCAAGGATATTATTAACCTGGTCAAGTCGAGCGCCGTGGCGAAGAAGAACGGCAGGCCGCAACCGTTCATCCTGAGATACACCGGGGCCAACACGAGTAAACCGGTTCAGATCGCATGCTATTACGACGATGGGCTGGGGCTGGAAGGGCCGCGGGTATTCTCGGAAGTGGTCGTCATGCGCTTGCTTGCCGCCGACCCGTTCTGGTACGAGATCGGCAACGGCACGGCTGCGCTCACGACCAGCGTTTCGGAGACGCACAGTTATCTGTCACGCCGGGTAGACGGCAATTGGGAAAACCTGGGAGGCACAGGGCTGGTAACGTCACTTGCCATCGATAGTCAATACGTCTACGTTGGGGGCGCCTTCTTGAACTGGGGCGCCGTCGCCGCTGCTGATAATATTGCCAGCTATAACAAGGCCGCCGGGACGTGGGGCGCAGTGGGAGGCGGTCTGGATAGCACTGTAAGATGTATGATAGTTGGGCCGGATGGAGCCCTGTACGTTGGCGGGCAGTTTACTACCGCGGGGGTGGCAAACACAGACGGCATCGCCAAATGGGATGGCTCGAACTGGACCGCGCTTGGCACCGGCGTCTCTGGCGGCACGGGGTACGTATATGCCCTGGCCTTTGACCAATCAGGCAACCTGTACGCTACTGGAGATTTTACACAAATGGGCGGGGTAGCCAATACCGCCTACATCGCCATGTGGAACGGCTCGGCCTGGTCTGCGGTATCCACCGGGCTGGGTGGCGTTGGACGGGCGCTTGCGGTAGATCAAATTGGAGACCTTTACATCGGCGGGGAATTTACGAACCTGGGCGATGTAAATGGCGATTACATCGTCAAGTGGAACGGCTCGGCCTTCAGTTCGCTTGGTACAGGGATGAATAATACCGTATATGCTCTGGTTGTTGGGAATGACAACAGCCTGTATGCAATCGGGTTGTTTACTACCGCCAACGGTGTTACTGTAAACCGAATTGCTCGCTGGAATGGTACTACCTTCAAGGCGCTCGAAACGGGGCTGTCGGGCGGCGATGGGTATTTTATGTCATTCATCGATGGCTTATTGTATGCCTCTGGCTCTTTTACTACCGCGGGCAGCCTGACGGTAGACCAGGCTGCGATCTGGAACGGCTCAAACTGGGCTCATTTGGACATCAACTTGCCGGGTAGCCCCGCTGTTTGGTCGACTGTAAAAGACCCGTACACCGATTACCTTTACTTGGGCTATTCCACCACCGGCACAACTCTTACTAGCGCGGTCAATACGATCACCAATAACGGCACGGCCCGGGCTCACCCAAAAGTCGTCATCAAATGTACAAGCGGAACTACCAATCAGCCCGCCACAGTTGCATACCTGAAGAACAAGACTACCGGGGCGACATTGTGGCTCAATTACCCCCTATTTATTGGTGAGACCTTGACCCTGGACTTCACGCTGGGTGCGCGCTCAATCTCATCTAGCATGTTCGGGACGGTCTGGCGCGCTATCTTGAAACAGTCTGACTTCTCGCAGTTCTACCTGCTGCCGGGGTCAAACGACGTCATCCTGTTCGTGAATGAGACAAGCTCGACGACCCTGACGGCTTACATAACATTCCCATTGACGCACGAGAGCGCTGACGGGGTGGCGGATTAGTGGCCGCCAATTTTGAGCTTTGGCTCACAGACAATACCGGCGCAGTCCGGCTGGCGCTTCTCGACCGGATGCTCGCCTTCGAGTACGTGCGGGTGCAGAACGACGTTGGCGCCTGGTGGGTGGAGCTGCCCGCGGACTTCGATGTGAGCCTGATCACGGTCGACGGGCGGGTAGAGTTCTGGCGCGGCTGGGACGTTGGTAAGTTGTCGCTCGATTTCGTCGGCTTCATCCGGCGACTGCGCTTCGAGATGGACAAGGACGGGCAGGAGATAATCACGATCTCGGGGCCGGACGCGAATGACATCCTAGACCGGCGCATCGTTGCCTACGCCGCGGGCACAGCGGAAGCAGAGAAGACCGCTGAAGCCGATAACATCATCTCATCTATTTTCCGGCAGAACCACAACACGACCGCCACCGATACAGACCGGGACATGTCGCCATACGGCTTCACCTTCGAAGGTTTCCAGTCCCAGGCGCCGAGTATCACCAAGGCATTCTCCTGGCGAAATTGCCTGAAGACCATGCAGGATGTGGCCGTGGGATCGACGACCCAGGTTTACTTCGGGTTAGAACCGCTATCGGCGAGCGAGTTCGAGTTTCGCACGAGAGTCGGGCAGTGGGGGCAGGACCGCAGCGACAATACTTCAAACGCATTTTTACAGTTCGGCCCGCAGTGGGGGAATGTCGAGAACGCATCGCTGGAATACGATTACACGGAAGAAGTGACTTACGTATACGCGGGCGGGCAGGGCGAGCAGTCAGAGCGGACAATCGTGGAAGTCGAAGCCGCAACCCGGTCGGCAAGATCACCGATCAACCGCCGGGAAGCCTTCGCGGATGCGCGCTCGGATGCTGGGACGGCCGGCGTGACTGCTGCGGGCCGCAGGCGGCTAACAGACGGGAAGCCCAAGCTGCGCTTCCGCTGCGATCTCCTGGACACCGAGCAGGCGCGCTATCAGCGGGACTGGCACTTCGGGGATAAAGTCGCGGTGAGCTATCACGGGCGGCAGTTTGCCGGGCCGATCCTGGCCGTGCAGGTCGGGATGGACCAGGAAGGGAATGAGAGCATCCGGGCCCGGCTGGAAGTTGAAGAGTAGGAGCGACGATACGCTGTGGAAGAGCTGATCCGGTGGCAGAAGGAGCAGGATAGAGAGATCGAGCGGCTGGCGGCGACAGCCGAGAACCAGATATACGTACCCTGGCAGATCTATACCGCTACCCTGACCGGCTGGGCGGCCACGCCCACATCGGAGACCTACTACACGCAGAGCGGCTACCGGATCTGCGTAGCCTTCACCGTCACAGGTACGAGCAATGCCACCAACTGCCGCGTGAGCCTGCCTGTCACCGCGATGGCCGCAGGGTTTTCGACCATCCGGTTCACCTGCGAAGTGCAGGACAACGGGACGTGGGCGGTCGGGGTGGGACGGGTGGATA